CTACCAACTGAGCTATATCCCAATTTGGCCCCGATGGACGGAATCGAACCGCCATTAAGAGTTTTGGAGACTCCTGTGTTACCGTTACACCACACCGGATGATTGGCCCCGTCGGCAGGACTCGAACCTGCGACCCTCTGCTTAGAAGGCAGATGCACTATCCAGCTGTGCTACGACGAGATTCCTTAAACTGCTCTAGCAATACTTCTTGCATCTTATATGCTTCTTTTTCGTACCAGAGCTCTAAGTATTCTTCAAAGGTCTTAGCTGATCTCTTCTCAGTTAATTCACCCTTAGCATACTGCTTAACATGAACCATCTCATGACATACGGCAGTAATAAAATCATCTCCTTTAAGACGATTATCAATCTGTAATACAAACTCCCGAGGGTTAACGCTGTAACAATAACCATCAGCAGTATCCATATTATTGTCTAGCTCCACGCAAATGTCAAGCGTTTTTATCCTTGGAGTTAACTTCTTTATACAGAAGTCAACAATACGCTCTACCAGCTTACGTTTGTATATAGTTGAACCGTAAACACCTATAACGTTCATTGTAAGGGCTTCTCTAGAGTATGCTTTAAGATGTTCTTTACATCAGTATAATAATAACCAGCATCAGCCTCGGCAGGCTGGATATAGCTCATTTCAATATGATACATTAAACTCTCATATGAAAAATCTTGATCATCGTTTTCTCTCTCGTTTTCATATGCATGTTCAATTGCATTTAAAATAATTTCTAGTCTTTCTTCCTTACTCTTAGACATATAGTTCATGCCAGTCTCCTCAGATACTCTTCTCGCTTAGACTCAATCGTTGGGTTAACGAGATCAGCTCTCAGGTAGCGATAGATCTTCTGAAACGTCTTACCATGAGGCTTACGATAGTCCTTCTTCAGATACTCAGGGAACCAGTTCCGGTAAGTATACTGCACATAATGCGATACTTCATGAGCTACTAAGCAAAGCAGGATATCAGAGTTATCATTAACTTCGATCTTTCCAATCACAGGATCATCGTCAAACGATTTATACTCAGTCCATACTTTGTTATGAAACTGCCAGCAAAGGACGTTAATATTAATCTCTTTAAAACCGGCATTAGAACGTCCATTCTTTCGCTTGTATACGTTCAGGTCTAGAATACAATCTTCTAAAGCAGACTTAGGAATATTCAGCTCATACTTCTTCTTACGAAGATGCTTAATACACTGCTTAACCATCTTCTCGACAATAAGTTTTTTATCGCGAGGAATCGTCATACGCAGATCCCTGGAGTAAATACTTCTTCGCAGATAAGAGTCGCAGTAGCATGCAACTCACCTTTTACTCTATCACACTTACGAGCAATCTCAATACCGCGCTTCATCGCATGAAGCTTGCTGGTACCGAAAAGAATAAAGGACTCACAGTACATTGAATCTTTACCATTCACTCTAACTTCGTACTTAATCATATCTCTCTCCTCTCATTCAATACATATATTATATGAACAATTGAGAATCAGATCAACTTATTTTGTTACGATCTCAACATTTAAAGGTTTGTTAAATTTCAATGAGTTATGCTTGTGATGGAGAACGAATTGAACTTGAGAGAATTCTTCGAACATCTTTAACCAGATTGGTCGCCAGTTATCGTTTAGTCTGACGTTATTATTAGCGCCTCTATCAGAATTCAGATAGAAGTCAGTACAGCTTCTAAGATTCATATCAAACATAGAATCAAATCCATATAGATGAATCTCGTCAGCTTTCAGCTTATTAGCTGTCATGTGAACGGCCATATGGCCGCAATTAAAGTCTGTATAGTTAGGAACATACTTAGGAAGGGTAAGATAGAAAGCTTTAATCTGAGGAGCATGCTTCATATAAAACGCTGGATTCATTTCCATATACTTACGAGGTCTAGCACCAAGCGTCCAATCACCAGGAACTACTACAGAACCTTCTGTAATCGCATACATCATTTTAAAATCAACCATGCAGGTAGTATATACACCTTCTACAGGAAATGGAGGAAGATTACATGTTACTTTAAGACCTTTAGAGCCTTGCTTATACATGTGAGCCATATCACCATTACCAATAACATGAGCAACTTTAGCCATTCATCATACCCTTAATCTTATCTTTACCTTTTTGACCTGTCCAATGCATCACTAACTTATCTTTAGAATCCTGTTTGTCGTTTTCTATCTGCACTCTAAGCCAATTATATTTGTTATGTAGTTCAGTAATATAGATCATTTGATCTAGAGGGGTCTCTAACAGGAGATGCAGTGTTTCTTGATCACCTCTAGAGGGATTTTTCTTTACAGCTTGGACCCATTTTTCTAAAATTTTAGGCTTATTCTTAAAAGCTACTACACCTGAATTATACCAAGTCTCTTTACTTCTTTTAGACCAAGGTCTATCACACACCATAGCAAGTTTCTGATCTTCAACGTAATTAAATACAGAAGATATATCTCCAAGCACCTCACAATCAGTATCTATCCAGCAGGTTAACTTAGATGGACAGTTATACATTGACAAAGGCTTCTTGAACCATCCTTTCTCAGATGTATTAGTAAGGTCCATCACCGCTGATACTCTCTTTTGTTCTTTTATGCTCTCAAGAGTAAATTTTGTCATGCCAAAGTCAGCAAGAACAAGAGGGGTATTATTATGCTTATGATAATTATCTAAGAACCATGGCAGCATCCATTCTGTAGTTTTATCACATCCGGTAAGAAAAGCTTTATCATACATCTTCGATGACATATTCTTCTCCGTAATTATGCTTAGAAAGACAGCCTAGCTTCTTTTGAATAGTACTAAATGAATCTTTCGCTTCTGCCGGCCATGGATACATTTCTTGTAAAAACGGAAATGATTCCAGACTTAAAAATAGATCCGTTGGTTTAGCAAACAATCTAGCTCTTTCAATAAGAAATCTAGCCGCAAATGGTTCTAGGATATATGCATGAGCCCCAGGAAAATATGCTTTAGATCTAAGAGGTCCCACACCTAGTATACCTGGGTTTCTATATCCTCCATATGAAGGCTTACCAATATTGATACACCCTCTAGAATTAACACTAGTATTAATATTGTTAGTAACTATAGCGTCATGCTCAAAAATTATATAACGCTCATTATCTTTTAAACACTGTTCCCATAAACTATAATGAGACAAAAACGCAGATACACAGTTATAAAATCTTGAATAAGGCTCTTTAAATAATTTTAAAGATATTTTTTTACTTTCTGCAATTGCTACTGGATCATCAGCCGGTGTAATAGCCTGAAACTTTTCTACTTCTAAACCATATTTTTTAGCGGAAGCAATACACCTGTCAGCTGCTTTAACTGATTTTTCATTATCAATAATAGTAATTACAAAAGATTTCATTTAATCAAGCCTTTCTGGATATCTTGTCTAAGAAGCTTTCTGGTGGCATCTCCTGCATAGTGAATAAAATTCATTTTACTATAATCAGATGTTCTAGGTTGACAGCCTACCATAAAATTCCATTTCGTTTCTAAGTAGCGAGCTAGATGCTTATTCTTAGATCTCCAATAGTTCATATACCCCTGATCACTGTGGTAACCACTGATAGGAGGTATTTTATTATCTACTACTTTACAGAGATATTTGTATAGGCTTTGACCTGCTTCTCTGTTAACCATCTGCACACCAGCGTTTACAAAGATGTCATCTGGTAAGGGATGCTTGCTTCTAAACCCTTCCCATGTTTTACCATAATCTCTACAAGCATGATGGCCATCTAGCTCAGGAAGAGGTTCTGCCCATTCCGGAATCCACACGTCATTATCTAAAGATATAATTCTATCATAATCTCGACCCATTTGCAAGTATCGGATTAAAGTAGCTGATTTATTTTTACCACCTTTTGAGTAGTCATAATTTTTAGGTTTAGTGTTTTTATTAAACCAGAGAAGATCTTTATCTTCAGGATATTCAGTAATGTAGTCGTACTCATACCCATGCTTCTCACAATATCGACGAACAGTAGGAACTAAGTATTGATCAAAGAGATCTGGAGCATTAGGATCACTGTATGCATAACCAGATGTATTACCTACCTTTACTTGTATAACTAATGTTTTCATTAATCTCTTCTTTCTATGTCTTCTTCTGATAATTCATCACCTAGCCAAACTTCGATGACTCTGGCGGTCTTATTACCAATATTAGTAGCTTTATGCCATACTCCAGCTGGTATATTAACACTTTCACCTTTCTCTAGGTAGTGATTAGTTGGCATACCATTTGCATGCTCTAATACCATTTTAATGCTGCCTTCAACTACATGCCAATGCTCTGACCTATTTTTATGAAACTGATCACTTAATGACTCTCCTACATTAAAAGAGAGCTTTTTGGTAAGCCACCCGTCTCCATGATCTAAAACAGTATAAGATCCCCAGCCTCTTTCAATAGCTGGTTGTACCCAATTCTTTAGAATCCATGAGGAGCTATTCTTTTTATCCTGACCGCCAACTCCAAAAACAAATTCTACCCCTTCAACGTCCATCTCAGGAATATTTTTATCAGTTCTATCTCCACCGTTAGCATAAATTATATTAGCATCAGACCAGGTTTGTTTAACTAGTTTAAGAGCTAATCTAGAACTATTATCATCGTCGTTAAATTCAATAACATAATCTACCATATCCAGATGTTGAATAATTTTAGATCTTTCGAACCAGCTCATAAACGGTCGGCCTTTCTTTCGAGATAACCAGTTGTCAGAGTTTATACCAACAATTAGTTTATCCCCCAGGCTCTTGGCAGCTTTAAAATAAGCTATATGACCTGAGTGAAGAGGATCAAATCCTCCGGTGACTAGAACTACTTTCATTCAATAACCTTAAACATGATTCAAATACATCGTCTACAGTAATAGATAAGTTCGCTTCCTTACAATGGCTACAATCAAATGTACTACCACAAGGAGTTAATGGATGTTTATACTCGTGGTATATATTATTATCGTATCCAAAGGATTTTTGACTAACTAGGCCACCACATATTACTACACAAGGTCTACCGAAACCAGCCATAGCATGTTGGACAAAACCATCAAATGTCACACCAAACGAAGACAATGACATAATAGCTGAAGCTAATCTAACATTTATACCCGGTATATTAATAGCATTATCTAAGACTGGCTCACCATATTGTTCATCCTGTGGTTGAAATCTTATTACTGGAATATGCGAGCTTAACCTATCAGTCAATTCCTGATACTTTTTAAAACCCCAGTTTTTATTCTTAGAAAAGAATGATGATTTATAGTCAGGGTTAACTATACAAAAGCGATCTAGATCTAGTGCCTCCACTCGGTCTTTAGCTTGTTCTAGTTCTTTTTCTGTTAATCTTATTCTAAAGGGAGAAGGTTTAAAGTTTCTATAAATCAGCCTTTCACCTAGTATATCTCTCTTTTTATGTTTAAGATAATAGTCAATATGCACATCGGAAGGTTGATCTGTATCTCTAGCATTTACAGTAATAGAATCTTCTGTTTTGTCTCTTGTTAAGAAGTCAACATTGTCAAATAGAGGAGACCAGCCCGAGCCATATACTGGAATCCTTAAAATAATCTATTTGTTCTTGTGATGGATTCTCACAGAAGTTCATTTTAGCTCCCCGACGAAACATCTCTCTAGCCATCCACGCTACATCTATACTATCGGGGAATCTTTTATCGTTCTCTCTATTACGAGTATTGACATATAAGTGCAATCTATCCATAGGAAGAATAAGCTTGGCTATATGAGCCATTCCTGAATCAACTCCTACATGATAATCAGCTTGAGATAAAATATATGATGTAGCTTGTAGTGAGTATAGCTTGTGGCCAATGTCTACGATATCGTAACCTTGGTCTTTATAAAATTGTTCGATAGTTATTATTCTCTCTTTATCCAGCAGTCTATATTTCTGAGCTGCGTCCCATTGTACTGTAACAAACTTTTTAGGTATTCTAACTATACAATTTTCAGGTATTACAGATGTCTTTATATTATCTACTTGTGTAGATATTAAGAGATATTGAGAGGCACCATCCAGTCCAGATCTATATTCTAACGTATAGACCCCTTTATTGCTATTATTTACTGAAACTTTACCTCCAATACTAATTAAACTATTAAAATAATCAATTCTACTATTAGAGTTTATTTCAAGATTTACTTCTTTATTTTCTACAACGCTCAACATATGGCAGTATAACACCATATCAATGCAATCACCTAATTGCTTAGGAGGTTCTTTACATTTAACTCTGATTGTATCCATACGATGTGCTTAAGTTAGTAGAATTAAATTTAATTGGACTAGGCATTAACAGTTGCATTCTAAGATTACTAGAGTTGATCATAAAGTCTGATTGATCAATTCCTAGAGTGCCAATTGCATGAAGCATTTTCTTAGCTCCTTTTGGAGTTATAGCATATGCTCCTGTACCTGGAGCCATTTTACTATTCTTCCAGATATTATTTTTATGATAGAGCAGAGGATAGTCTTCAGGAAAGTCTCTTACTCCAAATCCTAAAAAATTATATTCTTTAAATTGTTGGAGTCCTAATTTATTAGGAGGTCTAAAAACAAATTCAGCATTAAGACAGAGATAGTCATCAAATTCATATCCACCCCAAGACTCTAAACAAACAGCATCATGCTCTAAGAAAACCATAGGTTCATCGGCAGTAACTACTTTTCTAAAAAATACTAGGTGATTGATAGCACAAGCCATCTTAGTGCAAAACCGATCCCAGTTTTCAACTTTAAAATTATGAAGTCTACTCTCTTCAATAATACGATTATTAAACTCGGCGATCATAGGAGCGGTAGTAGCTGTTAAGCCTTCTTCTAGCGTTATATCCCAGTTTTTAAATTTCTGAAAAGAAGCAAGAGATTGGCCGGCTTGCTTCTCTGAGTCTTTATGACCTTTAATGTAAGTAATCTGACCTTTAAGCACGCTCGATTTCGACATGACCGCACTTACCTTCATCATAAAAAGTTTTTAGCTTCCACTGGGGATTATCATTTAAGAATCTTTCTACTACTTTCCACAACTGATATCCGTTTTGCTTAATATCATGGAATGCAATATACTTGTTGACTGAATCAGCATGCATTTTTAATTCCCGAGTTAAATGAGACGGATTATGAAGACTGTCAATATGAAGCATATCAACTTTATGAACAGATTTCTTATCAGTAGAGCTGCCCTCGTACATAATATATTCCATAGGATTATTTTTCATATATTCTAATGCTAGAGGTTCTAATGCTTGATATCCAAAACTTGAATTACCTTTTCTCCATTTTTTTAATGTAACATCTACTCCAACTATCTTCTTAGGATTCTGTAGCATTAGCATAATAAATGAAGATCCTTGATTAACACCGAGCTCAGAAATGCTTTCAGATTCACGAGCACATTCCATTAATGCTTCGTTTCTGTGAGCGGTTGTATCACTCCAGGTCGATTTGTAAATATCATAAACATCTTCTAATGTTTTAGCTGCGTTGTAGTCAGTGTCTCTCATTGTGGCTTTTCTCTTCTGTAAATTCGCTTTTGAAATACCTATCTATGGCTTGCTTAACTTTATGTCTCAGATCATTGAGCTCGGTAATCATAAATGCTACATCGCTTTCTTCTGTTGAATATCTTTCCACACCTTTGCGTTTCTTATCTTCTAATTCCCAGAGCTGCTTGTTAACACTCTTTATTATATTAAAATATCTTGCAAAGGCAAACTCTTCAAATTGATTAGCTTGTTCAGCATATACTTTAAGTTCTTTTTCTACAGCAAGACCATGATCGTTTTTAATCGATAATATACTCATTCGATCAAAAAAGTCTCCTATGCTAATTTCTACTTTCATTGTAATATTACCGCGCCATTATTTTTTGCTCTTACAAAATGATGAGAGATAAATTTAGGTTGCCAGATATGAATTTTATTCCATGGTTTATAAAATTGAGCAACATGGATCATACCTGAATCTACTCCCAGATGATGATCAGCCTTAGAAATAGCATAGCCTATATGTTTAAGAGAATCTCGGAGAAGATCATTCTTAGCTTGACCACCAATAACCACTATTTCGTAACCAGCATCTTTACATTCTCGCTCTAGCTTATGAGCTAAGATAGGTGAAGGTCTTCTTCCTGCATCTGTGGAATCCCATTGAACAGTGACAAATTTTTCTGGAAGAATAAGATCAGCAGAACAATCAATAGGGTCTATGCATGGAAGCTCTTTGAAGTATTGAGATATTTCAATACCATCTTCAAATTCAAATTTATGCATGTACATAGTATCTTTGTAATGATAGATTTCAGCTTCGATATTTTGTGTTCTGAGATATTTTAACCATTCAGCCTCTGGTAACTTACACATAGGCCAATCTTGATATTGTACAAAACCATCAGTCATTTCTGATAGCTCTTTCCAAGAAACTTTTTTATGAGGCTTACCAAACTTGTCTGAAGTAAGATGAATAGTAACAGGAGTATTATGAGCTTTACCGTATTGGTAAGCCATCAACACACTATGAGCTCTATCTCCCAAACCAGGAGTTGTATATGGTTTAGAATTATCTCTAACACTCATTGATCTTAATGCAATATGTTTCATAACGATGTGGTCGACTTTAAACCTTGTACTTCTGTGAAATAAGGATAAATAACTTGTAACCATGGAAACTGCTGCTTACACATTAAAGCGTCGTTTGGCCATGCTCCTATATCTTTCATTCTATTTAGTAAAGCCTTAGCAGCAAAAGGTTTGATAATATATGCAGAGTTACCAGCTAGACCTTGGGGTATAGACCTATCATCTATCCAAGGAGCATCTGTAATTGTAAAGAAATTATTGGGATCTTGCTGCTTAATAACTTCATGATGAAAGGCATTTGCTTTGCGTGTAGCTTTAAGAGGACTGTTAATTCCTAAAATACATCCAGTAAATTTATCTCTTATATCTTCAAAGATAAACTGTCTAGTAAAAGCAGCATCATGCTCTAAGATTAAAATAGCTTGATTTAATTCAATACACATTTTCCATAATCTAACATGACTAAGGAGACAAGCTTTTCGTTTGCGCATATCTTTAGTAGGATAACCTGTTAAAGTTAATCCGGTTAGCAAATCATGTCTTATTATATTAGGTTCAGGGTAAGTCCAGCGGACATCTGGAAGAAAAGCTTTCCAGTGTAATTCTAACGTATCTGGTGATGTGCCTTGAAAAATAGACGGTTCTAGATGACTGTTAGTTTTCTCGATAGTATTAATGCATCTCTTAGCTCCATAAGAAGATACACTATCATTAACTAAACTTATAATAAAAGCTTTCATATATTATCTATGGGTTAAGTCTATCACGAATTTCTCGTTCAGATAAAGTAAAATTATCTAAAAAATTTAAATAAATAAAATTTGTGTCTTCATGATATCTTTTAAAAGATACTGCGCTCATTCTAGCATGGTCCGGAAGCTTACCCGTATATGTCTGATAAATTAAATTCTTCATTAAATCGCTGTATCAATTGTCTGTTAGTTTTTGTATAATTACTAATTTCTTGTTTATAGTTATCTAAAAATGAATTAGTTTTATGATGGTAAAATACATCATTATAATCTACTTCTAAGAAAATAGGTATTTTGCGTCTTGCTAATACATCTTTTACTTTTTTAATAGCCTCTTCTTGCCATTCATTATCTAATCCTACCCAGTACTTACGATAATTTTCTTTTAAGGTTTGTTTAATATAATCTCTAAAAATATCTTTATCTAAAGCACCAGAGTTGAACGCAAAGTATTCAATACCTACCATAGACAAACTACAAACCATACTAAAATTAGTTTTTAGAAAATCATCATACTTTAAAAAGCTTTCATAATAATGATAATCCCTTTGCATTAATTGAAAAAAGCTATTGTAATAATTAGGAGCTAGATTATTTTCGTCAACATATTCTTGATTATAGTGTATTAAATTGCTTATTCGTCGTTTTATAAAAAATAACTTACTTAATTTATTTTGAGTAATTTTATCTATTTTATCTGTTTTAAGTAAAAAAGTTTTTCTTAAATTATTTCTACTAATTAAAGGGTTATTTAATTCATCGTATTTATGAATATGTAAATAGTGAAAATAATCTATTGGACTAGAAAAACTACCAGGAGGTAAATTATTAGGTAAGTCAATTATTTGTAGGTCAGGAGTAACTAATTTTTTAAAAGAGTTAAGCTCATTAGGAGGAATATATTCATTGGCATCAGAAACATAGATAGTATGATTTTTAAAACCTAAATCTTTTAAATATAGAGTGCACAGAAAATTAATCCCTGAACCCGGCTCTCCAATAAATCCTACTTTAGACATTTAAATATTAGACAATATTTCAGTAATATTCTCACCACGATCAGGCAACTTATCTCTTAAGAAGAAATGTACAAAATAAGCATCTTTAATTTTATCATCTTTTATACCTTTATATAAACCATTCCATTTCCAGTCTAGATGCTGTTCTCTAATCTTATATTTTTTGATCCAGTAGTTAAGAAGAGTTTGATCAGTAGACCATTTCCAAGCACCCTTACCATCTACAAAGTCTTTAAACTCAGCTCTTTGAATAAACTGCTTGGGAGTCTGCCCATCTAAAAATCTTATAATAGATTTATTCATGACCATCAGACCCATATTAAAGAACTCAAAGCCTAGACTATTAAGTCTAAAATCCGCTTTATTCTTTAGAGGAAGATATTGCATTTTAGAGTAGTTAATAATCTTATTCATATATGCATCCGTAAGAGGCATTTCTCTCTCAACAACTCCAGCAAAGTCTACACCTTTACTAATCTCATTAAAGATATTAGGAGAGCCTGGTTTAATAAAAATGTCAGCGTCGATTATAGCTATCTGATCATAATCTTTAAAATACTCAAATGCATTTTCTTTTTCATAGATTGGTAAGAAGCCACCATACTTCTCATACGACTCTTTAGACCTATTTGTTGCAAACACATCAGGTTTAATTTTAAGCTTAGGAGTAGTTTGTACATAATGATCAATATTATTTGCAATACAATATTGTTCTACCGAGCTAGTACAATTATCATATAATTTATTTTTGTTTCCAACATAAACCTGATAAATTAATCTTTTCATTTTTTACCATACATCCAAAAAATTTTTTCCATGATCAATAGTTGTGTAGCAACTCTGTTGTTTTTGTTCAATATAGCTAAAATCAGAAGGCCACCCATATTTTGTTTGTATAAAATCTCTTATATAACCATCTACGTTAGAAATTATAGGAACGTTTTTAATAAAATTAATAAAAGGTAAGATTTCATCCGGGAAAATTACATAGCCCGATCCAGGAGATAAAATTTTACCGTCTTCGACTGGATCCATAGGAGTTTCTTTTCTGTCAGTCAAAAAAGAAAGTAGTTTACTATGAGTAACCGACCCTATATCTTTTCTAAGTATACTATCATGTTCGATTACTATCAACGGCTTTTTTTCATAAAAGCATTGCTTCCAGAGTAAAAAATGACTATACCAAACCGCTTTTTCTGTATCAGTAAAACTGTTGCCTGAACTCCATTTCTTGTAAAAAAAAAGTTCATTTAAAAAACTTAAATCTTTAGGAGTTACTGCATTGAAAATTTCTATTTTATAATTTTTCCAGGATGGGAGAGATTTTTCCATATGTAAAATTGAAATAGGATTATCTCTTATAACAATCATCCATACTACTAAATCTTTTGAATTCATAAATTATAATCAGGCTTTTCTTTAAAAACAGTATTTCCTACGATAGGGTCAAATTCTTCCCTAGCAAAGACATTATCATTTGAATAAAAACTTGGTAAATTTATTACCTCTTCTTCCAGTGCTACATTAAATAAAAACTCGTCAATGTCAACTTCAACGTTTCTATAACTGAAATATTCTAACAGCTTAATTGCAAAAGACTTTTTTAGAAAATACCCGGAACAAGGTTTTAATGATAGTAATTGATAATTAGTAATAAAATTAGGAGTAGAGCTTTGAGTAAAAAAATTAACTTCTTTATCAGTAAATGATTCAGGAAAATTTCTTGTTAATTTACAATCATGCTCAATAATAAAAGCTTCAGATATGTTTCTCTTAAGTTTTATCTCTCTCCATAGCAATACGTGAGATAAAAATCTTGATATCTCAGATACTCGCCATTTTGCTTTACCTATATTATTATAAGGGCGTTTTTTAGAAATAAATTTGCTTTTTAAATCTAAATAAACCTCATTACTTAAATCTACTGCTGGAAATAAAGTAACGTTAAATCCATAGTCTTCCCAGGAAGGTTTTACTTTACTCATATAAAAAGTAGAAATAAAATTAGTAGGAATATAGATGCAAAATACAGGAATATGACTATGAAATGATTCCATAATTACCTATAATCTTCTAGGTTAAAATTAGTACCGTGCATTTTATATAGATCTCTTTCGTGATTAGTGTATACAAGAACTTCTGGATCATCAATTAAAAAATCACAGTCTTTACAATAGTCAGGATAATTACCAGATAGATGATCCTCTCTTAATTTAGAGTATTTATCACCATTCCAAATCTGTTCTATAGTCTGCTCACTTAAATGTCCTAGAACAGCTTCATCATCTCTTCCAAGAACTTGGCAACAAGGATGAACGGCACCAGAGCGACCATCCAGACCTCCAGCGCGAATAACCAAGTCAGGAGAAAACGGTCTACCGCAAGTCTTAACTTTTCCTTCACGTTTGTAATTAACATCATACACTCCTGACCAATTATGCATCTTCCAAATCTCAGTTTTAATACCCATATATTCAACTAATGATTTGTATTTTTCTAATTCGAAATCAATATTATTGTTATCTAAAATTAAATGATAAGAAGCCACTACACAATCAGAGCCTACTTCTTCTACATACTTTTGCATGTGGTAAGCGTTGTTAACAACCTGATCGAAATTGTCTGATACCATCCATTGTTTATAAGTTTCGTGATCATAACCAATAATACTAAATCGATAAAAATCTACCCCTGCTTCGACACACTCTTTCATAAAGTCACCCTGCATTCTAAATCCATTAGAAAACATAAATGCTTTAGCGCCATACTTCTTAACGATCTTAATATATTCAGGAAGGTTTCTATTAAGAGTAGGCTCGCCTGAGCCTTCTAGATTAACTACGTTAAGCCCTTTCTCTGCGCACTGAGACACAATGCTTTCGAACTCTATTAACGGCATCTTCTTTAACCAGTTTTTGCCGCGTCCTCCAGGTTGGCTTTGAGGGCACATCTCACACTGATAGTTACATCCACCATTTATTTCAATTACTGCGCGGTCAATTTTCATTGTTAAACACTAATTTGTAAAAGTTTTTAAATCCTACTTCTTGCTTTTTTTTTGCTTTTTCAATAAGAACATGAATTCGTTTTATTTTTTTCTCAATGGGTATTTGTTTAGGATTTTTCATAATTGCAAATGGAGTGTGCCATTTAGTAACAGAATCATCTCCTAAAACTAAATGCGGTTTAAAAAGATTTTTAGCTACATAATGCCACATTCCTTCATATGAAAGACAAAATTTAGCTGAACTTATATGATAAAATGCTTCTCTAATAGGGGTTCTATAATCTATCTCAACGACTAAATAATCTAGGTTTTTAAGTTTTTCAATTATATTTATCCATTCATCATCATTTAAAGGTAATTTAAACCATCGAGGAGTATCAGCATTAAATGAAGGCCTCCAAATTACTATTTTTCTAGGGTCGACGTTACTAAAATATTTAGGATTAAACATCCAATATCTAGCTAATGGATCCTTCTCAAGGCGATTAACGTTACGATATCTTTGAGCATATAACTTTAAATCATCTGAATTGAAAGTATGCTGTACATGAACCATATGAGACCACATATATTTTGTGTGTATATAATCTACCCGCTCTATTATCGTCTCTGGGTCTTCAAAATGGTAATAAAATTCTTTTGGATGATACCAGTGTATGTTAATAGTAACAGGTTTTTGGATAATAAAAGCTCTCATGTGAGCTATGTTGAGACCATACATAGCATCTCCTATCCCAGGAGTGCCTTTCCATTCTATATAGTCTTTACCATAATTATCTTTCCAATTGCTGACCCTATCATGCCAGTAACCTAATTTTTCTTTTTCCACTCAACACACACATAGTTATAATTACCATCGAGTTCAGCCGTCATGGCTTTACCCATACTTCTGCACTCACCCCAGTTTGTAAACCATCCTTGGTCATAAGCAACGACCTCCGGGTTAGAGCCGGAGGTCATAATCATAACTAATAATACCCACATAATATATCACTTCTTCTTCAATGCATCCGCTCCGAAAAATGCTGAAACCAATACTGCGATTGACGCAAAGTATGTTGGAGCTATATCTGCAATTAATCCTGCTGCTTCTGATAAACCAAACATAGATGTTACAAATATACCTAAAGGATATAATAAAAGACCAAATAAGGCAAACCATGCCATCTTACGGATTGCATCTCGTTGTGCATCCTGATCATCCAGTTCCTTACGCTTAAACTCCAAATACATTTCATGTTCACGATCATCTACTACACCATCACCATTTGTATCCGCTGGGTGTATACCTTCTGCCATGTGTGACTCCTAAAAAACTTTAACTCGATACCTCTTTTCGAATAGTTCGGCGTCACTTTGATCATTAACTATAGGCCGTCCCCGTATATTTAATGATGTATTCAAAAGCATTGGTACTCCTGTTCTTTCATAAAATTCTTCTATGATTTGTCGAAAGACAGATTTGCAATCCTTTTTCACTATCTGTACTCTGGCAGTTCCATCAACATGAGTAACAGATTTATAATCATGAAGAGCCTTGCATTGGTACTGCATATATTCATTCATAGGCCCTTCAAAGTATTTATCAGCATGCTCCTCTAAAATTGCTGGAGCAAAAGGTCTATATTTTTGTCTACGTTTTATCTCATTGACCGTATCTTTAACATCGTATCTCACATCCGCAATCAGCGATCTATTACCAAGAGCTCTAGGTCCAAACTCAGCTCTTCCAGATGCTATACCGCAATAGCGATGCTCTAATAAATGATCTACAACTTCTTTAGGATTAATTTGCTTTTCAATATTATGACCAAGATATGCATGCTCAAAGTTAATTCTATCTTTTTTATTATCCTTACACCAAAAGTATGCAGCTACTCCAAGAGAAGATCCTGAGTCAGAAGGAGCAACCGGAATCCACATATCATCAAATAAAGGTCTTATTTTTGACATAGCTAAAATATTTTGAGCTACTCCGCCAGAAAATATAAGCTTTGATCCATACTGCCTTGCTTTAACTGCTTGCTCCATTATAATTTTTTCAGTAAAATATTGAATAGAAGCAGCATAATCTTCTTTTTTAATTTTACCTCTTTTAAACTTATCTCTCCAGCCTCTAGAGCCAGAGTTTTTGTAATAATTTTCTTCAGTTAATTTACTAAACCACTCATATATCTCTTCACCGCAAACAGGTTCTCCATAAGCTGCTAATCCCATTACAACATATTCATCTTCCATTGATCTCAAGCCAAGATCTTGGGTTGTCTGTGTATACATTAATCCTACTGACTTAGGATCCGTCCAACTATCAAGTTTTTTTAGTTTATGGTTATAAATGCAAAATGTATCATACTCTCCTACTCCATCCATGGTAATAATGACAGTATCCTCTAGAGACTTCCAAGGTCTTGTATAAAGACCATTTGCAGCATGACTTAAATGGTGATCGATATACCTTGTAAAAGGAAAAGTAAAATCCTTTGAGAGAAATCTTTTATAGTTAAGTGGGGCTTTATTAGGTAATTCTTCTGGAAGTAATCCTTCCCAACTAGGGTACATTTTTAGATATCTTTCTATTCTTAAATCACTATCTTCATAATATAAAAACTCATCTCCTTTCTGAGTCAGCTGAATCATCTCTTCAGGAATTATATTATCATTTTTTATCTTAGTATATCTTTCAGCAGAAGAAGCAAATTCAATATTACCTGTATCGTCTATAATTGCTATACCAGCGTCATGATAATATTCGTTAAATCCTACATACCGCATTTTATCTACTAGCCTTATAAAATAAATCAAAATTAAAAGACACAACAGTTTTTCTATCTTTGCTAGGATTAGGATTAGATCTATGAGCTAAAAAAGATGGAAAAACTAATACCTGACCTTCCTTTACTTCTGGAGGCTGGAACTTTAAAAACTCGGTAGCGCTTCCACTTGGCAATTCTACATAGTAAATACCGGCAAAATTGCTATTAGGGTGGGTGTGATAACTAAACCATGAGCCATAATCATATTGTTGAAACCAAGCTCCTTGAAATTTAATTCCCGAGTTGCCAGTAAAATAAAGTAAGTTTTCCTTGACTACTGGGTATATATGCTCTTCTAATATATGTTTATAAGGAGATACCCAGTCGTTACCCGTCGATTTAAAATAATCAGTACTAGTGGTTCCTCCTGAAGGATTATCTTCTAAATTATATTTGTCTGTAAGCTCATCAAAATATAAGAGAAATTTATCCTTTACATCAGAGTGTGTAGGAACATCATAAAGAAAAAAATATTCAGGTTTGTTCATGTTGCGACAATGATAAATCCTTAGGTTTAAGTTTGTGCATCTTTGGCTGTCTCTCTAATGAAAGTCTCTTATGTCGATTCTTCTTCTTGTTACGAGGATCAAAGCGACTAAATTTGGCCATTGCTACTCCTAATTATTAATTGTATTTTTTACTCTGTAACCGGCGTTCTTTTTTAACTTACCTAAAAAGTTACTCCATTCCGATCCTGCTCTTGTCAGAGGAGATTTATGATCGGTAACCATAGATGGAGCTTGCATAATTTGTTTAAGATTATGCTCAGTACACATCTCTTGAAGTTCATTGTAAGAACAATTTACTTCCCAAGTCTCTGCTTCTTCTAATGGAGTATTATCATCTTTTCTTACAATGTACGTTGGCATATTTACTCCGATAAAAGACCAGGGAATGCTTCTTTAACTAATGCTTTAGTAATACCTTTAGCAGGTGCTTTTTTCATGATCATATTGACTAAGATTACTGCATCGGCTGGATGTACAGATTCTAAGATACCTAAAAAGATCTTCTCTCTTTTGAATGCCTGCATCTTGTTACCAGGTCCTCCGGCAACAAAATACTTAAAGTTTTGATTTTGTCTATAAAGAGTGCTTGGAGTAGATTCAGGTTTGTTAGCTACATAAGGAGGTTTACCTTCAGGTAGAAGCCATTTAACATTAGGGTCAAAGCATCCTTTAAGAACATCTTTGATAGCCCAATGCTCATTCTGTTTTAAAATCTTTACTTTATCAGCTTTAGTCTTTGCTTCTGCTACCCAATCGAATACTTCGAATACGTGCTGAGGTTTCATGATATAAAATCCTGTACGTCTTGAATTAATAGTTTACATTTCTTTTGAATCAAAAATGGCAATACTTTACCCTTATTAGACCATTGATCTTGATTATCATAATTATGTATAATCTTCTCCACTATAGGAGGAGGAGTGCAAGATAAATCAATTAACCGTCTATTACGATTAAAGTTTCTCCACCAATTTTGTAATATTGGGTCAGCTCCAGATGTAATAGCAGTAGTTATCTCATCAATCATCTTTTGACGGAGAGGAGTTTGTCTACGCCCTTCTACAAAGACATCGTCATCAGATAATACGTTAGGTACACCATCAGAGGTATCACCTTTCAGAACAAGGTTAAGAAGCTGAGACTTGGGGTTATCTTCTTTGATAAACTTATTCTGAACTGGAGAATACTGCTTAATGTTTTTATGAATTTGTAACTGAGCAAAATCTTTATCACCCGATACGATCATTACATTTTCGTATTGTCCGAACTCCTGAGTACGAAGAGCAAGATGGGCAATAATATCATCAGCTTCACACTCGTCTACTTCTACGACTTTATAAGGAAAGTTCTCTTTGAGTTCTTCTCGAACGAGATTAGTAATACGAAATACTTCCTTCCAATCAATATCAGATTCTCTTCGATCAGATCGTCGCTTATGCTTGTATTGAGGAAAGACATCCAAGCGCCAGTTCTTCATACCGTCACAGCAAATAACTACTTCGCCGTACTCTTTTTTAAACTTACGTCTATGGAGTCTGATAGAATTTAAGATCATATGACGAATTAAGTTTTCGTCTATAGCTAATTTTTGCGTAACAACATTAGAGATTGCTATGCCGTTATAATCAATCAATATCATAATCTACCTTTCTACTCATATCACTATGACTACAAATCTGTTTACAAAGTTCCGGAGCTTTGTCAGGTTCTTCTATTAACCTTCGCTGAAACTCTTTCCAGTTAGGTGTATCGTAAACCTCTTGAACAGAATTAAAATTTTTTAACTTCATGCTATCATTATATATAATATCCCAAGCTCGATCATTAGATACTTGCTGATAAACAGGATCAGCAAAACGACACCCTAAGAGGAGATTCTGAGATCCATAAGCTCTAGCCATTTGATCCTTATTATATCCCATACATCTTGGCTTTAAAACTTTCTTTTTTTCGTAATTTTTATTTCTAAGATACTTTGATTTTTTTATAATATAATGCTCTTTTTTATCTGGTTTTAAAGGATCATCCTCTCCATCCCATCTAGAGCTATTTACAAGACAAAACTCCATGTTGTGTTGTTTAGCTAGCTTTTTAGCGGATTTAATAGAATGTTGATTATATTTAAAAATAATATAATTCCATTCTATTCTAACTCCTAATAAAGAACCAGCTTTCATTGTTTCCCATACTTCAAACCCGTCTTGATTTTCTCTGTAAATATGACTTTGATCAGGAAGACCATCTAATGCAAATTTCCAACGACATTTTTTAACTCCCCTAGATAAATTAAACGCTTTTTCCCAAAAACTTCTTTTTTTTCCATAACCATTGGTGTGTATATCAATCTTTTTACATTTAGATAAAGCTATTTCTAATAAAATAAGAAAGTCTGGATGGTAAATCGGATCGCTCATCTGACCACAAATTCTTATACTTACAAAATGATCACATAACTTAGTGAAGTCTTGTATAGAAATATCTTCGTGCTTACTTAAATCAGTTTCAGGAAAATTTCTAGGACATTTTGAGCACTTTAAAATACATTTATCCGTAAGGTCTACGTTTACTGTATCTACATATTCTTTTATCATGATCTATGGGTTATCTTGGATAGGAAATTCTGGCCATTGGTCTGAATCATTCATATCTAAATCCTTAATATGAGATGCATTTATTCTACACTGAATAATTCCATTATAGAAATCATCTCTCAATAACACATCATGCTGAAACTGAAGTTTGGCTTCATAGTATGCGCATTCGCCTTTCGTCTTACAGAGATGCAAAATCTCTCTTTTGAAATTATCAGCACCTTTATCTTCAACTAATCGCTGAACATCTTTGTTAGAACCAAAATATTTTCTCCAATCAGATTCTACCTTAGTTCTAACTCTACGTTTACGCTTTTTAGTTATTGGAAGTATCTTTGGCTTCCAAAAAAACTTCTTACCAATATATTTCATACCAGTATCAAGTTCAGTTATCATATAGACAAAGCCTTGATATTCTTCTGGAGTTTCATCAAATACATTATTATTATATAACCACATACATCCACCTTCAACTGTGAATGTATTTAGTCGCCATCGAAGTCCAGTTCTTCTCGCTCAACAGAAAGGGGCTCAACCAAGCCCCTCCTGCCACATACCGGACAAAACTCAGGTAGAGTTTCTATCTCCATCAATGACTCATTATCACACTCTTCACATTGGATCCGGTAATAGTCTGCCATTAAGCTGCCTTAATTTCGCAAGCCGCGCTTCTCGAAGAAGTTATCATGAGATGCACCATTGAGTACCCAATCGAGCCAAGGTAGCGGATTATCTTTCTGCTTGAACTTAGGCTTAAGACCCAGTTGAAGTAGACGACGATCAGCGATATGACGAATATATGTTTTAACTTCATCCTTAGTCAATCCTTGAATCTCATGACCGTTAAATGCTAGTTCAATAAACTTGTCTTCAAGCTTAACAGCATCTTTAGCCATTTGGTAGATATTAGACTTTAACTCATCATTAACAATACGTGGATGCTCTTCACAGAACTCTCTGAATAACTTAGCGTTACCCTGTACATGTAGCGTTTCGTCTCTGATAGACCATTCTACAATCGTACCCATGCCTTTCATCTTACCGAAACGTTGGAAGTTAAGAAGCATAACGAAAGAAGCAAATACAGCTAAGCCTTCGTTGAATACTGATTGTGCTAATGCAAGAGCAACACCAGAATGAGAGTTAATATTACCCTGCTTCATGAAGTCTACTTTATCAGCCATTTCCGAATACTCCAAAAACATATGGAAGTCTTCATCTGGCAGACCA